GTACGCAATAATGTATAATCTGATTCTGCATCTGGTCCATCATCTGTATTTACTACAACGGGATTATCTAGGTCCTGTGATCTGAACCAAGTGTTATAGATTAAATTATACGCTCTTAACCAGAGGGCTGAATGTTGAAATCCTGTAACGCCTACAGGTAGGCCCATATAGTCATGAATTTCATTTGATGGATAACCTATTAAGCCCGGTTCTGTTTGTGGTATTAGATAATCTGTAGAATCGTCTGGTGCATCTTGCGCACCGCAGAATTTTTCCCAGTTTGACCATACTAAACGGTTCGGTACGGCGAAGAAAAAGAAGTCTAAAACGACGTTATCCATGAATGGGAATTTTGGTGTTGCTAAACGGCCGAAGGCATTTAATCGGCATTTGAATGTATCGCCGGGAAGTGCTTCATCTACAAGGATTGGTACAAGATACCCTGCATTGAATGTAGTTTTTACTTGATGAGATCGATTAAACGTTGATCTTTGAATGTCCGCTTGAGGGACTTGTGAAAATTGATGTTGATTTGAAAAACTGGAACGCATGAGAATCTCTCCTATACGCTCCAGTATTTGGGTGGTGGGTTATAAATCTTTTTTAATTCTGAACAGAATGCAAAGTATTTTTTTCAATATTTCTAGTAAGGTTATTTTCATTTGGAATTTGAGCCTTTCCTGCTTTTTTTTCTGATTTTAAAATAAGATCTCTTGCAGTTGCTAATTTAATAAATTTTGGATTAATTGTCCAATTATGTCCAAGTTCTTCTTCACCCAAATCAGTATTTATTTCAGCAATTTGACATAATTCAAAATCATCTGGGTATTTATTAAAAGATGAACCTTCGCGAATAGTTTCTTGTTCAAAATCGCGAACAGCCTGAATTACATTTGTTGCGACGAAGTGTTCAATAAATGTTCCTGCTTTTTTGTCTAGTACTGCCATTAATACTTTAATCATCTTCATAACTCCTTTTAAGTTTGTTAAATTTTAAATCCTGTATTTCTTTTATAGTTTTACAACGTTCTGGTGTTGCGTCAAGGTCTATTTTTTTGACGCTTTCGGATTTTTCTTGTTTGTATTTTTTATATTCTTCTGGATGCAATTTCTCTAGTATTTTATCATAGTATCTTGGTATTGGTACTTTTTTACCCTTAAAAATGAGATTTTTATTGAATAATAATTCTTTTGCATATTTCTTGACATATTCTGCGCCGATACCACGGCTAATACAAATTGCTTTTTCTTTTTCTATTTTACGTTCTTGATAAAGTAACGCTTTTTTGCCTGATAGTTTCTTTAAAGTGTAACGCGCTACGTATCCCGCGCTTGATGGAGTGACTTCTCCAATTTCAATAAAGCCTTTACCCCAGAGATCAGCTGCTTGTTTTGAGCCTTGTACTTCCCATGTAGTAGTTGACCAATCATTTCCTCGTTGGCCAAATACTTTTTGGTCAGAGAAACGATATCCAAATATAAGAATATGGTAGTGGGGTCTTTTTTTTCCCGGACCGTATTCCTGACAACCAAAAGTTTTGATTTTAGGACAGTTACCAAGGCATGATTTTGTTTTAGTATCTCTGCAGCCGTATTCTCGGCAGATTTTTGCTCTAAGGTCTTTAATAAATTGTCTAGGGTGTTCAGATAGACACGTTTCATTTGGCGGTAAGTTTTCATCATTATAAGTTAATGTAATAAATATCGCATTGTCATGCTCTTTTGTTTGGTGAACGCATCTTATTGCTTTTTCGCGTGCCTGTTGTAATCGGCAGAATGTGCATTTTCCGCAATTCATGCCAAATACTTTATTATTTTTGTTGGTTATTTGTACGCCGGGTTTACCATCTGGCGTTACGCGCCAAGGTGTACCAGTATAGTTAAGTTTTTTATTGATTGGATCGTAGACTACAGTTACTCTATGTGTACAGGGCATGATTGATGTTCCTCCATCTTTCTGCTTTGTAGGCCGGCACTTGCTCCAGTGTGTCGGCCTTTTTAGTTTATAATCTGATTCCACCACGCATAACGGTCTGCGTCAAGTTTTTTCGATGAAAATTCTTTGCGCCTTTGCGAAATACTTTTTTTGATTTGTAGCGGGACAGTTTTTTACGATATTTCATATTTTTCCTTTTTGTTTTTTTGTTTCGACCCCTCCCTTACGATGTTTGGGGGTGTCGAGTGGCGGATTGTATAACAAGTAGGGATCCGCCGTGCCAACTCCCATGTTCTATGGCGTTGGCGTTGTGGCCCCTCCTGGGGCCTGTCCACCGGCTCCTGCCGGTGGGACCCCTGCAGCAGGTGCTGCCGGGGTCTTCTCTATAAGGCCGATAGTCTCTAGATCGGCTTCTGAAGCATTATTTACGAAATCTAGTAGTGCAGCGGGTGAGTTTTTAAACCTGTCTCTAAGAGACGCTGAGAGTGAATTAAATTGGATTTCTGCTTTGTGAACAATGTCCAAAGCATCTATATAAGATTGGGTGGCTGAAAAATCACCGTATTCAGGGTTTTGCATAGTTTGATAGAGTTTACCTGTCAATTTGTATGTTTTTAATATTTCGTTGATATCACAGTCTTTTTTGAATTCTTGTCGTGTTACTGATGAATGATTTATGACTGTTTTTGACGGTGTATAGTTTTTATAATTGACGTTTTTTGACTCTAATTGAGTTGTAATGCTTTTTGTCGGTGTTTTCATGGCATCCTTCTTTTTATTTTGGTTGGTAATGGATTTTTTACTTTATCTAAAAGATTTCCAATATTTTTTGGGGCAAGCCCCAATATGTTTCCTAGAATTTCGGTTAATGCTTTTGTTCTGACGTACTCGTCGCCATGTTCGCTATATAATTTACTTTCAGCGGTTGCTTGTGGGACTCCGAGTGTTTTAAGTACGTTATCGATTTTAGTCGATATTTCTTGTTGTTTTGCTACGCCCTCTTGGGCTTTAAGATTTTTTGCGGTAGCGATTTCTCGCTCCTTGGTTGCTTCTTGCACTATTTTTGCTCCTCGATTCAAATCGACTTCCGTGTCGATTTTCTCGAAGTCCTTTTCCATCTGTTTTTTCTGTAGTGCTGTCGCAATGGATTGACTAAAGTCTGGTTTATCTGGTTTTTGAAATGTGGCGCTGGCCCCGGCCGGTGTACTAGAGCCAGCGTTGGCCGACAGGATCGGATTAATTCCTGCGGCTCGTAGATCAGCGACTTCTCGCTGATGCGCGGTTGATGACATTCTTTCCTGAAATGCCATCTGTTCGCGTGAATTAGCTTGATTTGCTTGGTTCATGCGATTGGTATTGTATATGTCGGCACCGGAAGAAATGCCGGCACCGAGTAATGAACCAATATCAAACATTTTATAGTACCTTTGCTAATACGATGGCTGAAATAATTAAGTTTAAAAGGCATAAGATTTCGCGCATATTTTCTCCTTAGAAATGATCGATCATGCCGGGCACTGAATAAGTTGGCATAGGTCGGGTTGCTTGGTAGTCGACGACTGCGTCGAGTAGAAAGTGTGGTTCTTCTGTAATCGCAATAACGCGTTCGATTGGTGGATTTTCTTTAACAAAATCTGGGCCAAGTGTAGGACGTGAAGCGAAGTTTTGAGCTAAATGCCAAACATCGAGAGGTGTTCCCAATGTATTATTTGATCTAAATAGTCCTGTGATTTGAGTCGGTTTGTACCTCATTTCGGCCCAGCGTTCTTGATAACCGAATACGTTTTCGTCTTCGGGTGTTCCATCGAGATATATTTCTTTTGAAAGAACGGCTTGTTCGCCGAGGTTTGCTAAAGATGGCCAATAAAAATCGTATCGTGTTCTTCTCGACCACATTCGATTTAAGCCCTGTTGGTATGACAAATCGGCCCGTGCCCTACAAAAACCGAGGATCAGGGAATGTTCAACGAAACTCTTTTCCCAATTAGTTCCGTTCATTCCTACAGTTGAAAAGGCTGCTAAGTTACCTTGAGGAGATGCATCGGTTTGTGATGTTTGTGGGACTGGATGAGTGTTTACGTTTGCGGATCCAATTGCGAGTAATTCTGGCCGTTGCAAACGGTAGTCCGGACTTGTAACTTTAAAGTGACTTTTGAGGATTTCGACGTATCTTGACCCACCTCGTGCATTTCGCTCAAGTAATCGCTGAATTTGGAATGCTTGACGAAGTGAGTTGATTGTGGCTGCAGTTGCATTTGATAAGTCTGCGAAAAGTGGTTTCGCGGTTCCTGCTGGTGTTCCGGTGTCAAAGCCGCCGGCATATGTTCCATTTGAGAAAATATATTTTGGTTGATTTGCTGCGTTTAATGCAGTGAAATTGCCGGTATTACCGGTCATTTCTGCTTTAATTGGTGCTGATGTTCCTAATGGAAGTTCTACGGCATCGCCTTTTTGTGGCCATGGCAAGCATGAAGTAAAATAATCGTGTCTTTTACAGGTACGCAATAATGTATAATCTGATTCTGCATCTGGTCCATCATCTGTATTTACTACAACGGGATTATCTAGGTCCTGTGATCTGAACCAAGTGTTATAGATTAAATTATACGCTCTTAACC